AACAGGCGCAGAAGGAATCACATTTGGAGTGGTTTACTCGGGCAGCACAGGGCCTGCTGTCTACCCATCTGTACCCGTGACCAACTGGGTCAAGTGGTTCAACGCGGATCAACTTGACGGTGCCCATGCACTCACAACAGCAACTCCATGGTCGATTCCTGTTTCGTTGGATGATGGTCGCTTGCATGAAGATTGGATTCGCTCTGACGCAATTCGCAAGCAGTTCTGCCAAACTGGACATGCCTTCCAAGTCGGACATGTTCTGCGATTCGATCTTGACGGCACTCTTACATTCGCTCAGGCAAACACAGTTCCAAATGCAGAAGCAATTGGAATGGTTGAGAGTGTCGATGGCAACTGCTTTAGCCTTGTCACGAAGGGATTCATCAAGGGATTGACGGGCAGCGGTGGTCTGACAGGTCTCTATCCTCTCGCTACTGGTCAGGCATACTATCTCCACCCCGATGTCGGTGGTCGCCTTATCAGCAATCCCGATGGTGGTGCATATGAAGTACAGGCAGGGGAAGTCCGCAAGGCAATCTTCCTAGCCACGGGATACAACTCGGGATATGTGATCAACTACACGGGCGTAATCGTGGGTGATACACCAAGTGATTTGGTCTATCTCCGTTCGGTTGCTCCCATCGGCGCAGTTCAGCCGTTTGCGGGTGCCGTCGATCAGATCCCCGATGGTTGGTTGCTTTGCGATGGCAAGGTAAAGTCTCAGAACGAGTGGAACGATTTGTATTCTGCGATTGGGCAGAACCACCATGCAGACGCAACCGTCTATGATGCAAGCACAATCACAATCGACGGGGATACTCGCGGATTGGCTGTTGGCGATGCGTTGCAACTCGTATGGGCAACTGGCAGCGCATCGGTAATCGTCGCCACAGTTACTGAAGCGACTCGCAGGGTTTCCTTTGTATCGTCGCCCTTCACAGAGGTTCTTGAGGATACAGAGATCAAGGTTTATGGTCGCTCCGTTGGCTCGACCGTGGGTAGATCCGTGTTCTTCCTTCCCGACATGCGGAGACGGACTGCTTTCGGTGTGTCGAATGGCACAGGCTTGAGCGGCAGCGGAGTAATCTCCCCCGCAATCTCCTTGGGAACCGTGGGTGGGGATGCCGAAGTCACCCTGCTTGAGAACAACATCCCCCCGCATACACACTCGCTGAATAGCGTGGTGCAGACGGATCAGTTCAGCACTTCCTATGGATCTTCTACTGCTGAAACAGGTGGTCTACAGGGAACTGGCGTTGAACCATCACCGTTCAGCATCTACCCGCCATATGTCGGCTTGCATTGGATCATTCGCTCCAAGAAGGGTCTACAGGCAACCATCCTCACGGGTCACAACCACGACAACTACTACATCCGCTACGACATTAACCACACGACAGCGGGTGGTGCGGCTCGTACCCTCACAGAAGCCGACAGAACACAGTTCCGCACGAACGCTAGAGTTCTTCGCCGCGATGCAGATGATACCTTCCACGGCACATTGACCATCACGGGCAACATCAACATCCAAGGATTGGGCGGCGCGGACAGCGTCGATGCAATTGTCGCGGGTGGTGTAAGCGCGGACTACTATGTCGGCAACAGACTGTTCATCAATGAGGCTGCTCGTATCTCCCTCTCGGGCGGCAATTCATTGATGATCACAGGAAGCAACACATGCAATGTCCGCATGTATCCCGCTCTTAATTTTGGTCTTACTGGCCCAACTGGATACTACGATCAAAATCAGAGAGATGTAGATTCACGCAATCTTGTCATTGACCGCAAGACGGGAGAAGTTTCAACTCGCCCCCTGTACGCAGTTTCAACAACAGGGCCTAGTAATACAACCAATCCACCTGAGACATACCCCGAAGGGTTTATGTGGTACAGATTGGGTACTGCACTTGGTGGTGAGGTGGGCGGTCTGCTCAGTTCTTTCCGTTATTCATCAACCACACCAACTGATACTTCTCCTGTTGGGACTATTTGGTATCAAAGTGTGGGGTCGGGTAATGGGGGGTTTGTTCCTAGCGCAAACCCACAAGCAACTACACTACCCCCTGCTAGAGGTAGATGGATTTTCTATCGTCATGTCCATTGGCGTGATGACAACTGGGACTTTACCTCTTTCAGGGTTGGGAATGGAACACGAAACATTAGTGGCGTTTCAAACTCTGGTTCGATTGCATTCCACCCAAGACAAGAAGTTGGAAGCGGCGGTGCATTGGGCGGTCAAGTATCAGACAGAATTCTTTGGATCAAAGTGTCGGAGACGGGATAATCTATGCCTTCAGTACCCACAATAGGAGGGGGTCAGCAGGGAGCATCTTCTGTTGCCTGTAGTTCTTTGACGATGGGTCATTTGATTGGCGATGTGTCAACCGTTGTTTCATACCCTGGGATTCGTGTTAATCAAGATGCTGATTGGAAAAGAATTGGGGGATTTTATGTCAAGCACAATGGCGAATGGCGAACTGTAGAAAAGGCTTACATATCATCAAATGGACAATGGAAAGAAACAGCAGCAGAACTGCAAGAGGGCGATTCCCGAACAAATGTCAAATTCAATCTCTGTGGTGGTTTTGAGGTATCGGGTGATTTTGGCGGCAATTCCTACATGGAATACAGAACAGCAAACCAACTGTATGTTCCTGCGGGTTGGAAGATCAAAACAATCAAGTTCTCAGCGAGATACGATGTAATTTGCGATGGTATCTTTCTAGGACAAACCGCCGCCCTATCTTCTTCTTTGGGGCAACAAAAACGAAGAGCATTGATTCTTACAAAGCGATCTTCTAACACATATGTCGGATTGGCAGGAAATGCAACTGGAAATGTATCATCACCTGGTCCACAACCATCCGCTTGGCAATGGGCTACACCATCTTGGGCTGTTTTGACTCTACCAAACGGACAAGGTGGAAACATGCAAGCAGTTAGGTTGCGAACACCAAATATAGATGGGGCAACAATGTGTGGGGGAGTTGGTGGTGGGCCTGTTAGCAATGCGGTCTTGAACATTCCCGATTCGTATGTCTTGCCGTTCCCAGTTGATTGTATTGTTTCGGTGAGATACAGCGGTGAGTGTGGTGGAAAAAATAGATACTGTAACCACTATGTTTGTGACAACTCCTCTTATCTTGAATTCGAAAGCCCATAGAACGGAAATCGGATATGGCAGTAACGATCAACAGAGACATGGATCAGGGATCGAACTTCTCCTTCTCCTATGTGGTGAAGGGGAATGATGGTCTTCCATTGGACATTGCCTCGGGATACACAGCATACGCACAGATGCGTAGATTCTATTCCTCAACAACAGGCGTTAACTTCACGGCATCTATCACGGGAACCACGGGAAACATCACAGTTTCCTTGGGGCCTACGGCATCGGCAAATGTGAAAGCGGGAGTTTGGTTTTACGATGTTGAATTGCACTCGGGTGGAAGTTCGACTGTCCAAAGAGTTGTACAGGGCATGATTACAGTCTATCCCGAAGTTACGAAAATTCCGTAATTTCAGCAAGGTCTTTTGGGTGCCGACTGTGAGCAGACTAAATATCTGACACACCCCTTCATCATGGAGATTGTAATGAGCGAGACTATGACGATTGACGCACCGACAGCCGTTGTTTCGACCACCCCACAAAACGCGGTCACAACGCCAACCACAAACGATAAGAAGCACAAGACGATCAGCCTTTGCATGATTGTCAAGAACGAGGCTCATGTCATTGAGCGGTGCCTCTCTTCTGTCCTTCCGATCATCGATTACTGGGTCATCGTTGACACAGGATCGACAGACGGCACACAGCAGAAGATCAAGGACTTCTTTGAGCGCAACGGCATCAAGGGAGAACTGCATGAGCGTCCATGGATCGACTTCGGTCACAATCGCAGCGAGGCTCTTGAACTGTGTCAGAAGACCGACACCGACTATGCATACATGATCGACGCGGACGAGATCTTGGTTTACGAACCAGGCTTCGATCCGATGAAGTTCAAGGAAACGCTCAACGCGGATCTGTACAACATCTTTGCCCACTTCGGACAGACTCGGTATCACCGTCCGCAGATGACGAGCAACAAGAAGCGGTTTTATTACCGTGGTGTTCTCCATGAGTATGTGGACTGCCATGATCCAATCGGCACCCGCGACTTTGCCCGTGGGTTCATGAATACCCCGATTCAGGATGGTGCCCGTTCTTCGGATCCTGAGAAGTACAAGAAGGACGCGGAGAAGTTCGAAGCGGCTCTCGCCACAGGCAAGGTCGAAGAGAAGGACTTCAACCGCTACCACTTCTACCTTGCTCAGTCGTACCGCGACTCGCAGCAATGGGAACCCGCTTTGGCTGCATACCTCAAGAGAGCAGATCTCGGTGGTTGGAATGAAGAGGTCTTCTACAGCCTCTATCAGGCGGGTCGTATCATGGAAATCTTGGAGAAGCCTGTTGACAACATCATTCAGGTCTACTTCAAGGCTTATCAGGTCGCTCCTTGGAGAGCGGAAAGCCTTTGGGCTGCTGCCCGTCTCTGCCGTGCATTCTCACGGTTCGATCAGGGCTATCGGTTCGCCAAGCAGGGTCTAAAGGTTAGATACCCCGAAGGTGCCCTTTTCGTCGGACAGGGAATCTATGATTGGGCAATGTTGGATGAGTTTGCAATCGCGGCGTTTTGGACGGGACACTACCGCGAATCCCGTATTGCAAGCATTCAGTTGCTCCAACAGGGCAAGTTCCCGCCCGATCAGAAGGAGCGCATTGAGGCGAATCTCAAGTTCGCTACCGATGCCATCCTGAACGAGGGCGATCAGGGGTAAAGATTGCCGCTAAATAGTGGCAGTCTGACTCTTAAAGGTAGGAACTCCACTAATGGCATATAGTGCAATCCCAATCATCGGCGGCGGCGGCGGTAGTGATGGCCGCAGAATCCTCAACACTTGGACTGTCCCTTCGGGGCACGGGTTCGCAGCGGGTAATGTCGTAGTCTATACGGGCGGCGTTACGGGGTTCGCTCTAGGTCTTGCTGATGATTTGGAGACATCTCAGACGGTGGGTGTTGTCGAGGCGGCTTCGACGGAATCGATCACAGTAGTCTACCAAGGCGAAATCGATTTCGAAGGAGCCGCCTTGGACATTGATGATGGTGCTACAAGCCTAACCGCAGGAAATGTCTACTATCTGTCACCGACAAATGCGGGGTATCTGACTCCGATTCGTCCTTTCGACGGTGCTTCATACATTCAGGGAATGATCGTTGCTACGGATACCGACAAGGGATTCGTGATCAACGCACTCCCACAGACATCAAGTGCATCGCTGTACTCTCCTGTTGGATCGATGATTCCATGGGCAGGAAGTTTCCAAACAGTACCCTCCACTTGGAGAATCTGTGATGGTGCTGCCGTCCGTAAGGTTGGAGAGAATCCCATGGATGGCGAAGTCTACAGCCATCTGTATGAGGTCATCGGAGACAAGTACAAGGTAACGGGTCTTGTCTCAAGCACAACAGGCCCTATGGGCAACACGGCTCGGGATGTCATCATTTCTTTCTCAACGGAGGGACATGAAGACTATCCAGGCACAACCGCGCATGGATTGGTTGATGCATATGACAACGACACATATCTTGAGTACAAGATTGGTTGGGGTGGAACGAATGACTTCGCAATTGGAACGCTGACTGCGGCAAACACAACCGAAGTTCGTTTCCAATATGCAAGAAATTACCCTGGCTGCACTCCCGTTGATTTCAGCGGAGCAGTCGCAAGTTCTCAGGTGACGATTCAGTCGCTTGAGGTGGGAGAGGCAACTGGTGCAACATCGGAGCGGTTCTTCATTCCCGACATGCGGGCTAGAACTGCATTCGGCGTGGGATACTCGTCGGGCTTGACTGAGTTGAAGCGCGGAGAAATCGGAGGCGATGACACACACCTACTTGCATCGAATGAAATTCCCGATCACGGAAACTATCTCTACACGACAGAGTCTTCCTCTTCGGGTGCGACCAATCGTGTGGCAATTGCTGCCTCTCAGAGAACAGTAGATGTTGCTCAAACGACATCATATGAAGCGGGGTTCACGGCAGACAATGAGCCAATTTCTCTAATGCCACCATATGTGGCTACGAACTGGATCATTCGACATCGTCAGTTCCAAGGACCAGGGATTGAAATTGGCCCTCGCGGTCATACGGGTGCAACTGGAGCGACAGGTGTAACTGGAGCAACGGGTCAGCAAGGCCCCCCAGGTAACGATGGGGCAGATGGTGTCGATGGTGTCGATGGTGCCCAAGGCCCTGTCGGCCCTGTTGGCCCTGCAGGCCCCGCAGGGCCGCCTGGTGACGATTGCCAATGTCAATTTGTAGGTGGTGATGGTGGTGGCGGTGGAGAATCAATTTGGCTTGCCCCCGAATCGGGATACAAGAACGGAATCTTTGGAAACACAGCGAAGGTTTTCATCGATAGATTCTCGCAGGATCCGTTGTATCCAACAGACTTCTCTTATGCGATGTCGGTATTCGCCGCAAGCAACATCGCACCGACAACAGAGGCACCTTTCTATTACAGAGATCCGACCGACTCTGTTAATGAAAGCACCTTCCCATACGGGAGATTCACAAAGCCACTTACGGTTTCCCCGAATCCAAATGTCAAGATCAATCGATCCTCCGTGTACAACCTATCGGTGATCAACGACTCTGCATCTGCATTTGCAACACCTTTTGACATCATCCTGACTCGCGGTGTGTACACATTGAATCAGCCGTGGTTCAACTACATTGACCGCGACTTGTACATCCGTGCAGAACAAGGAAGTCTTGTTACACAGACCGTTCAGGGAATCACATTCCTACCTCTGTACACGGCACTTGGAGCAACCGACACCACGCGGTTTGCACTTCAGGTAAACATCGGCACAGCCCAAAGCATGATTGCGGCAACGGGAAGTGCAGTTCGATTCCTTCCACCACTAGCACTTGTCGGTGGTATGACGAATTCCAACGGCATCTCCTCAGGATTCGACGGAGCCACAAGCGGCACGGGCGGTCTGATGAACATGATCGTCGGTGGACACGAAGTAGTCGGTATCAGCGGACAGTATTTCACGCTGCATGTCAAGAACGAGGGTTCGATGACATTCGGCAATCTGCTGAATCAGACATTCACCAACTACATCAATTCGGTTGATGTATACGGTGTTACAATCCATACAACATCTTCAAATGGTGCTGTGTTCTCAGGAAGAAACACACGGACATACATTGGGGATTGGGCGGTTGGTGGGACAGATGGTGATGGTATCGCATTCATCAATCACTCCACTACAGCAGCAATGACCGATGCTTCTTTGGCACAGTTCATTACGGGTGGCGCATACAGCAATGCAATTGGGTTGCAGACTGATGGTGGAACGATCAAGGCTAGGGATTCCATGTTCCTGAACTATCCAGTTGCCGCGCATGCCACGAATGGTGGAACCATCGTTCTGAAGCATTGCACGGTGTCGGATTCTTACTATGGTCTTGCTGCCGATAGCGGGTCTAATGCAGAGGCAGCGGGTGCAATCTTCTCTCGCAATTCGTTCCCTGTGATCAGCGATAATGGCGGTACGATCAACATCACCCGTGATTTGGACAAGATCGGCAAGACACACATTAAGGGCAACCGTGCCCCAACTACGGTGTTGAATGGAAATGTTGTTGTTGGTGATGCCGATATCATCGGGCCTGGTATTCTTGCAGTCAATGCAAATGTGAGAATCAAGGATTTCGTCCGCATTCTTTCGGATGTTGGTGCTAGCAAGGCTGGTATGACAACTGGAATTGGGCAGGGAACGGAGGAAAACAAGTTTGCGGTACTTGCAATCAATTCGAATGTTTCAAGCCCCGACTTGCTTTCCACCACAGCACTTTCAAAGGGCAAGACAGGCACCGACTTCGTGACAGGAGTCCAAACATCCCGCTTCATTGGCACAGGTCGTGTTCAGGGAATCAACTCCAAGATCGTGATGACAGTCAGTCAGACGAACTTGAGAGCTATGGTTGATACAGCCACAATCCATGAAGTAATCAAGGGAGATTCGGAACAACTTCCGTTCTAATCGATGTTCAAGCACGACAAAGACAACATCTATCTGAACGGTCTCAAGGTTCCCCTTGAACTGTTCAAGCGTTTGGAACCCGCCTATCAGCATCCAAACGGTCTGATTGTGATGTTTTATGATGGAAAGCGCAGACATTACAGAACCGAGAACAACTCTTGGACTGTGGTTGGAGTGTGGGAGGATGGGGAGAGATACCTTTCCCGCATAGACGATTTCTTCAGACTGCTTGTCGAAGTCACCAAGGAGAATCAACAGGTGGCGGCTGATGTGGAAGCAGCCAAGAAAGAGTCCATGCCTGAACCCGACATAAAGGCTAAATATCCTGTGGAGGAAACGCCAAATGTCGAGTTGCAGCAGCGGACTGATCTCAACGAGAGCGGAACTAAGAGAGTACGCACTACGCGCAAACGGTCACCCCGTAGTTGAAATCAACATCGCGGATGAACAGTTGGAGGATCGCCTCAACGATGCTCTCCAATTTTTCTCCGAGTATCACTTTGACGGGGTTGAAAAGGTCTACCTGAAGTACAAGTTGTCCCAAACGGACATTGACAACGGGTATATTTCCTTTACAGCGGACAATGTTCAGTCGGAGACGGCTGATGGATCGGGCTTTGAGGACAGCGAGGCTATTCAGACTAGCCAAGACCCCGAATGCCCTGAGAATGTCCTTCTACAGAACCTGATCGTCAGCGTCACCCGCATCTTCCCGTTCACCCAACAGTCGGTGGGCATGTTCGATGTGCGGTACCAATACGCACTAAACGATCTTTATACCTTCGGCACCATTGACTTGGTGCAGTACGACATGACGCAGCAATACCTACAGTTGCTTCGTCAGTTCCTGTCGCCCGACAAGAGCATTCGCTTCAATCGCGTTGCGAACAAGTTGTACTTGGACAGCGACAGACGGCAGTTGAACGCGGGTATGTACTTGATCATCGAAGCGTATCGCATCCTTGATCCTCGCGTCTATCCCGAAGTCTACAACGACCGTTTGCTGAAGAAGTACTTGGTCGCGTTGGTTCGTTGGCAATGGGGAGTCAATCTCTCTAAGTATAACGGCATCAAGTTGCCTGGTGACATCACTCTTGACGGTCAGTCGATGATGAAGGATTCGTGGCAACAGAAGGAAGACATTGAGAAGGAAATCATCCTGAAGGGTGAACTGCCCGTTGATTTCATCATGGGATAAGGAATAAGAATGGCACTAAATCCGTACATCCGTGTCAACACAAAGACATATCAGCCCGAGCAGAATCTTGTAGAAGACCTCACGGTAGAGGCAATCAAGATCTATGGGCAGGAGATGTACTACATCCCGCGTCAGATGGTGACAAGGGACGATCTGTTTGGAGAGTCGCAGTATTCGCGGTTCACCAACTTCAAGATGATCGAAATGTACATGGATACGACTACAGCATTCGAAGGAGGCGACACCTTTACCAAGTTTGGCTTTGAGATCCGCGATAGCGTAAAGTTCACAGTCTCCAAGAAGCGTTTCAAGCGCGAAACAGGCATGGATAGACCTTTGGAAGGAGACTTGCTCTACCTTCCGATCAGCAAGGGTTTGTTTGAGGTGAAGTTCGTGGAGCATGAGAATCCCTTCTATCAGTTGGGCAAACTCTACT